GCTTGCAAAACCCGGACCATCTTGGAATGATTTCGTTGAAAGCATAAATGGGGGATCAATATTTGCGATTATTACAGCGAGGGGACATTCACCTGAAATTTTAAAGCAGGGTGTTTATAATTATATTATTTCCGATTTCAACGGAATAGATAGAAAAGAATTGGTTAAAAATTTAAGAAAATATAGAAATATTTCAGATGAAAAAGATTTAAATGATATCGAACTAATAAGAGAGTATTTAAATCTATGTCGTTTTTATCCGGTAACTTATGGAAACGAAAATGAACTTAATCCTGAAAATGCTAAAGTTGTTGCATTAAAAGAATTTTCAAATTATGTGAAAGAAATGTCTGCGCAACTAAACCAAAAAGCATACTTAAAAAATGATGTTAAAAACTATTTTATTCCTGTAATTGGTTTTTCAGATGATGATTTAAAGAACATTTCAACAATAAAATCACATTTTAAAAACGAACCTGATATAAAAACTTATTATACTGGTACAGGTAAGAAAGAAAAATATTAATATAATATATTTATATAATAGAACTTCTATAGAGAGAATAATTTTTAAAAAACAAAAGTAAATAGAAAATTTTTTAAAAGTTATAGTATTTATAGATAAGAAATAAAAAAATTAAAAATTATAGAACATGGCAGACTTACTTATGAAAATGCCCTTACCTTATGAACCTAAAAGGAAGAATAGATTTATTTTACGTTTTCCATCTTCATTAGGTATTAATGAATGGTACGTTGAGTCAACAAAAAGACCTTCAATTAAAATTAATGCTGTTACTATTCCTTTTTTAAATACCGAAACTTATGTTGCTGGTAAATTCAATTGGGATACAATTAACGTAACATTTAGAGATCCTATTGGACCTTCAGCAGCGCAAGCTCTTATGGAGTGGGTTCGTTTACATGCAGAATCAGTCACAGGTAGAATGGGTTACGCAGCCGGTTACAAGAAAGATATTGACTTGGAACTCCTTGATCCTACGGGAGTTGTGGTTGAAAAATGGATTTTACAAGGGACGTTCTTATCTGGTGTTGATTTCCAAGATTTGAACTATGGTCAGGATGGTTTAGCAACAATTAATGCTACGCTTAGACCGGATCGTTGCATATTGGTATACTAAAAATTAAGTATATCCTTTACAACCAAAATTAAATTCCATATATTTATATGAAAAGTATAGATATATGGAATTTTCTTTTTTCACAACAGATAATAAATCGGGTTATAAAACAAGAGAAGGTTGGTTTTCTAAAAATCATCCAGAAGTTTATGATGAAATTATTAGTTATTCTTCTAAAATAGATTTAAACCTTTCTTTCAAAGAAAAAATTTGGTTTTATTTTAACCAATTATCTGAAAGACCAAAATGTGTAACATGTTCTAAAGAACTTAAATTTAGAGAACGATTCGATAATCCATACGGAGAATTTTGTTCATTAATTTGTATTAATACAAATAAAGATGAAATGCTTAAACGACAAAAAAATACCTTCAATGAAAAGTATGGAATTGATTTTTATCCTCAACACCAAGACTTTGTAAAGAAACAAAAACAAACAAAATTAGAACGTTATGGTGATGAAAATTTTGTTAATGCTGAAAAAATGCTAAAAACAAAATTATTAAAATATGGTAGAGAAAATATTAGTAACTCTAAAAAATATAAAGAAACATGTATTAAAAAATACGGTATAGATAATTTTGCAAAAACAACTGAATTTAAAAACAAAATTCATCAAAAATATAGAGATTTATATCCAAATTATAATATAATCAATATTGATGGTACACAATTAACTGTTTTTTGTGAAAAATGTGGTGATAATTATGAAATTCATAAACAAGTTTTTTATGAAAGAATTCGTGATAACAATATTGTCTGCACAAATTGTAATAAACTTGGTCAATGTTTCATTTCAAGCAAGGAACAAGAAATTAATGATTTTGTAAGAAGTTTAAATATTGAAACAATTCAAACATTTAAAACAAAAGACAAAACTGAAATCGACATTTTTGTACCATCAAAAAACTTAGGGATTGAGTTAAATGGTGTTTATTGGCACAACGAACTCTTTAAAGATAAGAATTTTCATTTAAGCAAAACAAAAAGTGCTGAAAATGATGGAATTGAATTGCTTCACATATTTGAGGATGAATGGAATGGTAAAAAAGAAATTGTTAAATCTATAATTAAAAATAGATTAGGATTAGTTGATGAAAAAATCTATGCTAGAAAATGTTACATAAAAGAATTAACCTCAAAGGTTACTAGTGATTTTTTAAATGAAAATCATATTCAAGGTGAAACTAAATCATTAGTAAAATTAGGTTTATTTAATGGTGAAAAATTAGTTTCAATTATGACCTTTTCAAAAGGTAGAATTATAATGGGTGGAAAAGACGATGAATGGGAGTTGGTTAGATTTTGTAATATTTTAAATACAAATGTTATCGGAGCGGCATCAAAATTATTAAATTATTTTATAAAAAACTATAATCCAAAGAAAATTGTGTCTTATTCAGATATTAGACTTTTTAATGGTAGTTTATATGAAAAAATAGGATTTACAAGAATATCACAATCACCACCAAGTTATTGGTATGTTATTAATGGTATTAGGCATTATCGTTTTAATTTTAGGAAATCCATTTTAATTAAAGAAGGTTTTGATTCAAATAAAACAGAACATCAAATAATGTTAGATAGGAGTATCTATAGAATTTATGACTGTGGTGCGATAAGATGGGAATTAAACTATTGATTAAAAAAAAATTATAATTATTTTTATGTTTAAACTATTATAATAATGGAAAATCTAGATGCTCAATACGGTCAAATGAATTTTAATTTACCTCACGATGTTGTATTATTACCGTCAAAAGGTATTTTTTATAAGAATAAGAAAAAGTCTGTTAAGGTTGGTTATTTGACCGCTGCGGATGAAAATATGTTGTTATCAACAAATAATAATGATTTGATTATTAACCTTCTACGTTCAAAAATTTATGAACCAGACTTAAGACCTGAAGATTTGCTAAACGGTGATATTGAAGCAATTCTAATCTTTTTAAGAAATACTTCATTTACTCCTGAATATAATATAACTGCTACAGATCCAAAAACAGGTAAAAAATTTGATAGCGTAATAGTTTTAGATTCATTAGAGTCAATCACACCTGAAGTAGAACCAGATGAAAATGGTTTATACACAACAACATTACCAAAATCAAATTCGGTTGTTAAATTAAAACCTTTAACATATCGAGAAAGAAATGAAATCGATAAAAATGCTGAAAATTATCCAAAGAATAGGACAGCGCCGATTGTAACGTGGAGACTACAAAAACAAATTGTTGAAATAAATGGTGATAGAGACCTTGGTAGTATTTCAAAAGCAATAGAAACTCTTCCAATTATGGATTCGAAATATATCAGAAATTTTATGTTAAGAAATGAACCAAGATTGGATTTAGAAAAAGAAATTGTTTGTCCTTCCGGAGAGAGGATAAATGTCCAAATTAATTTTGGACCGGAGTTTTTTCGTCCTTTCTTCTGAGTATAGAAAATCGTCACTTGACGAATATTATTATTTGGCGAAGTATTTGAATTTGGATTATAGTTCTTACTTATCCATGCCAATATTCATTCGACGTTATTTAATTGATAAATTGATTGAGGAATATACTAAAAAATAAAATAACTTCTATTTATTATAAAAAGTACCTCAATGGCAAGTCAAGATGATTTACTAAAAAGAATAGATGAGTTAGAAGAAGAAGTTGAAGTTCTTAAAACAAGATTACAACGCTCAGAAAGAAAAGCATCATTTGGTCGTTTAGGTGATGTAGGTCAAGATACTTCAAATCCATTTGAAGCTATTTCTTTAGGTATTAATAAAATTGCAGAAGGATTTATTAACTTAGATAAAATTACTTCAGGTGTTTTTGTCGATATTAGAAATGCGGCAACAAATGCTGCTGCTGAATTTGGCACTGGGT